TGCGTGGTTGACGGAGTCGTTTTAATCTTTTGATTCCGCCGATTAACCCGTTCGGCCCAACGCATGGTTGTGGCCCCGGCTGCGGTGTGCGGGTAGGGAATCATATATTTTTGTGCGTAGGCGGTGGAAAACTTCAGGATCTCCCCTGCCTCGGCGTCACGCTGCGCTGCAACAAACAATTCGACCGCCGCTTCCTGGTCGGCCACCAGCAGCAGGATCGGGCGCAGCAGCTCCGCGGTGCGTGACGCGCAGTAATTCTGGTTCATGTCCTGCAGCATCTGGCGCACCGCTTCGGGCAGGCGGTCATAGGCCTCCCACTGGTCGCCGGTCGATCGGCTGATCCGCGACGTGCCTGCGGCGTTGCCGGTCGGCACCCAGCTGTTCTGGGTCACCACCGGCGCCCGCCCGTGCAGGGCGCCAGCCATGAACGATCTCCGGCCGGGCGGTCAGGCGACGCTCATCAGGGATTGCTGGACCGAAGCGAGGCGTTCGAGCAGTGCGCCGATGGTCTTCTGGGCCTGGTGGATGTCGCCGAGCACTCCCGGTGGGGGTTCCTTCAGCGGCTCGCCGGCCTGCGTGCTGCAAGCCTGTCCGGTGAGCCGGCCCTCGAAGCCCTCCAGCACGCCGACCAGGCCCGACAGGCGATCGGCGTGGTCATGCATCCCGGCCAGGATCGTGCCGAGATGGGTCTGGCGCGGACTCTGAAGGGCGTCCGGCGTCGCCGAAGGCAGGCGGGGTTCGCCTACCAGGGAGGCCCGTTGCTTCGCATACCCGATCTCGCTTGGACCCACGGTCAGTCTCCTGGTTCGGTTTTCTCGTCGCTTGGCAGATAGGGCGACGTCTCGGCGAATCTCACAGCTATCGCCCGCAGGTTCAAGCCGTGGCGCGTTTCGAACGTGCGGGCGCCGGTCTGGTGGATCGCCATGTGATGTGCCGGACAGACCGGAATCGCCCAGCGGTCATGTGGGCGCAAACCGGTCCCGCCGCCGCTGTCGTCGCGGACATGATGGACGTGCATCATGGTGGTCCCGCAAATCCGCACGCAGCAGGGATAGGTGCGCACCCAGGCGAGATGGCGCGTGCTTTCTCCGACATGCTGGCGGGCCAGGCGCTGGCGGTTGCGTATGCGCTGCAGGTCGGTATCGACCACCCGGGACTTCCGGCGCTCGCGCCGCTGGGCCCGATCGATGGCGTGGCAGCTCGCGCATCTGGTGACCACCAGCGGTCCGAAGCGCACCTCGGTGTCGTTCCTGTGGCAGATGCGGCAGCGCATCATCCGCAACCCGGCTTGCGCACCACCCGGAACCCCGTCGGGCCCTGTTCCCCGACGCTGTAGCACCCGCTGCCCCAAAGGGCGTGGGCGCGCCCGGCGACGCGCTTGTAGCGTTCGCGCCGCCCGTAGGCGTCCTGTTCCGCCGAGGTGTTTGGCACCACCAGGCTTTCCCCTGGCAGCAGCCGGCGCATGGCGTCGAACACCGCGACCAGCTCGGGGTAGGCCGTCGCGCGGTGCGTCAACGCAGATCGAGCCCGGCATGGGTCTCCCAGTCCGCGTGGACCAGGTCGGCGGTGCAGAGCACCCCCCAGGTGACGATGTTGCGCTCGGCCACCCGGCCTTCGGAGAAGATGTAATGGGTGACCAGGTCGATCTCGGGGTGCGCGTGGCCGAGATAGATGCTGTCGCCCCAGTCGGCGCGCCGGATCAGGCGGCCATTGCCCATCAGGGTCACCGCCTGGCCGATCGTCAGATGGTCGGCGGTCGGATTGGCGAGGATGAGGTCGGGGCCGGGCGGCAGCGACCCCGGCGCGCCGCCGAACCGGTCGCGTCCCGCGCGCAGCGCCATGGTCTGCGCGAACGCCTGCTGAAAGGCCGCGACTTCCTCTGGCGTGGCGTCAGGCACGTGATGGCCGGGTAATCGCTTTTCCATCTCGTCTTCCATGTGTTTTCAGCTGCACGACAGGCGCGGTCCGAGCGGCTTGCCGTAGACCAGGCAGGTATGTTCGACGCACCAGCTGCGGCCGCGCTGGCTGAGCTTCCCGCAATAATGGTCGTTCGGGATCTCTCCCGCTTCCCACATCGGCCAGGCGCACAGCACCGAGCTGCTGAGTTCGAGGATGTCGATCGGCAGGATCGGCATCCGCGGCATCCGCATCGGAAGGCTGTTCGGAGCGCGCTTGCGCTTCGGGGGCGTCACGCCACGGGCGTTGCTCGAATACGGCTTGTGGCCTGGCCGCGCGTCGCCCCAGCCGGTGCAGAGATGGTCGGGGAAGCGCACACGCCGCCGGCGGGTCTCGCGCTCGATCCTGATGCGGCCGGCTTTCTCCAGCCGCTCCAGCGAACGCGACGCGCTCGATCGGCCGCGGTTGCCCGCCAACGCGCCGAGCACCGGGTTGTTCGGCATCGGCGAATGGGCCATGGCGATGCGCCGCAGAATACGTTCGATCTCCAGCATCAACGCCGTGATCGTGTGGCCGGACAGGTCGAGACAGAACTGCGGCGGCGGCTCGCGGCGCAACACGCTCCGCCGCTGGCGGCGTGGGCGCGGCGCACTGAATGGCCACAGCGTGGCAAAACTTAACTGCTGGGCACAGCCGGATCTGCGGCGTGGCGTGCTGGTTATTACCGGATTATTTATCTGGTCGGATGCTTGCGCCAGCAAACGCTGTGTATCCTTCGGGCAGAAACCTCACCTGCCAAACGCTTCTACGAGCGGCCAACGCTACACCGCAAGGCATTTGAATTTCAGGAAGAACGAGATGGCGCCTTGTTCTCCAGGCTCTTCATGCGCGCGCGCTCATAGATGATCTGTATGGCGGGCGGCCAGCGATCGAACACGCGCGACGGCGGAAAGGGGCGTCCGGCGCGCGCATCCTGGATTCCGCGGGTGTAGGCCTGCGCCTCGGTGGGTGTCCTGGGCTCGATGTTTGCCAACTCAGCGATCCGGATCGCGGAACTTGTCGCCCAGCAGGGCGCGCGCCAGGTCGGCGACGTTGTCGGTCTTCACGACACGGTGCGCTTCCTGCGTGCTGGCCGTCGTCTCGGCCTGCTGGCGCTCCTGCTCGCGCTCCGCCACCCGGCTGCGGTAGAAATCGAGCAGCCCTGACGCGCCGTCGGTCAGCCGGTTGAACGCCGAGGCGACGGCGTCGACCATATCGTCGTGGTTGCCGGTCGGAAAGCTGGTGAGTTCGTTAAGGAACATATCGTTCCAGTTCTGGTCCTCGATGATCACCACATGGCCAGCCCCCGCCTGCGCGGCAAACGGTGTCGCCCGGGCCAGCTTGTCGCCGGTCTGCGGCTCGGCCTGGATCTGATAGCCGGCATACATGCGCACGAGATCGGCGGACTGGTCCTTGCCGGCCTGCGACGGCTCGCGCGGGATGGTCTGCTTGCAGGCTTTGCCGTCCGATTTCGCCAGCTCCAGCATGAACATCCGCCATTTGTGCGGATCGACCCGCCAGCGCTGCACATGCTTGATGTACCATTTCCCCATCGACCGGCTGAAGCCGACCTTGGCGGTCGCGGTCCAGTCCGGGTCGCTCTTGATCAGCTGCTCCTCGGTCGCCGCGAGGTCCCAGGCGCGCGACCAGGTGCAATCCGCCGGCGCCTCGCGTTCGATCTTGAACCAGGTGCGCTTGAAGTAGCCGCCCTCGCGTGGCGCCGGGCGCTGCTGCTGCTGGCCGGCGAAGGCATACGGCCCCTGGACCGCGCGAAACTCGTCGATCTCCTGCTGGCGTATCCTGGCCGGCCATAGCAGGCCGCCTTCCTTGCGCGGATCGCGGAACCACCGGTTGGGATGATCGGATTCATAAATCTGCGGCAGGCACAGATAGGTGTAGGGCAACGCCATCTTCTGGCGCAGCACGTGGCCCAGCAGGTCGCTTTCGTGGACGCGCTGCTGGATGATGACGAAGGCGCCGGTCTGCGGATCGTTCAGCCGCGAGGACATCGCCTCGTCCCACCACTCGAGCGTGCCCTCCCGTTTCCTGGTGCTCTCGGCTTCCCTTACGTTGTGCGGATCATCCACGCAATTTGCGACCGTGACCGCGTTACGTGTTATCATGAAGTTATGGTAGCCTGCCACCGACAGGCAGAAGGTTTCGTCAACGTGGCCGACGGACTCGACGAGAACTGGAAACCGATACCGGGTTTCCCCGACTACAGCGTCTCGGACCTGGGGCGCATCCGGAGCCACGCCCGCGTGGTCCAGCGCAGCGGGAGGGCCATGAAGCTCCCCGAGCGGATCATGAAAACGCGGCTCATCAAAGGTTATCCATGGATCGAGGTGCGCCGCGGTGGCAGCTACCACCCGCTGTTCGTCCACCTGGTCGTCATGCTGGCGTTCGTGGGCGAGCCGCCCGACGGTGAAGAGGTCAGACACGGCGACGGGACTCCCGGGAATCCCAGGCTGTCCAACCTCAGCTATGGCACCCGCGCGCAGAACATCGATGATGCCAAACCGCTCGAGACCCCCCCGCGCCTGAGAAAGCGGCCCAAGCCCAAGCCCAAGGCCAGGCGCACGCGCAAGCCCGTGAAAAAGCGGCCCAAGGCCAGGCTCGTGAAAGTGAGGCCCAAGCCCAGGGCCAAGCTCACGCGCAAGCACGCGGTTGCTGTCGCTGAGAGCCAGGAGCGTGCTGGCGTCCTGGCTGCCCGGTTCGGGGTCACACGCGGCACAATCCAGCAAATTCGAAACGGGACCACATGGGGCCCCGTCACCGATCAGGCCAGGCGTTCCGACTACCGGCTGCGCGGCTCGCTGAACCAGAACACCAAGCTCAACGAAGAGCAGGTCATCGCAATTCTTGGGAGCGACGCGAGCGCCCAGGTTTTGGCGAAACGCTACGGCGTCTCGCAGACGGCGATCATCCGCATCCGGCAAGGTCGGAATTGGAAGCATATCGATCGCGCGCAGTTCGTCCGCCCGTCGCCACCCCACCGCGGTCCAGATCCGGTGGTCGGGCGTGCATCGGAAGGATGACCCGTCCGACAGCGTGACGCGCACGATCTCCCGGCCTGGGTTCCTGTGCCACCCCGTGATCGGCCTGAGCGCGGCGGCGCCCGTTTCGGTGTTGCAGGACCACACGTTGATCTCACGCCGCTCGTCGACCAGGCGGCCGATCTCGACGAGGCCGTGTTCGGTCTGGACCAGCTCATCCCAGGGCAGGCAGACGATATCGCCGCCCTCGCCGGTGACCTGCGACTTCACGCTGGTGGATAGCCGGTAGCCACCCGCGTTGTTGTCGAACCGGATCTTGGTGTTCTGGTCCGAGGTGATCCGGAACCTGTCGCCCCACCTTGCCTTGTACCAGGGGCTGTTCATCACCTGCCGGCATTTGCGGCTGTCGCGTATCGCGAGGTTGTGGGCGTAGGAGCTGAACAGGAAGCGCCGCTCGGGCAGGGTGATCCAGTCCCAGGCCGGCCACATCACGGCACAGGCCGTGGATTTCATGCTGCGTGGCGGAATGGCGATCGCGAGGCGGCGGATTTCTCCCCGGCTGACCGCCTCCAGATGCTCGCACACGGCATCGATGTGCCAGTTGTTCAGAAACGCGTTGGTGCCTTCGACGGTGTGCCAGGCGAGCCTGGTGAACGCGCGCAGGCCGCCACGCTCGACCAGGATGCGGTCGATCGCGATCGCCATGTCATGCGGCGCGCTCTGCGCCCGGGCCATGAAGTCGGAATCGGTGAAGGCCACCTGGTCGGCGTCGCTCATTCGGGCGGAAACCGGAAGCGGCTGCGCCGGACGATCTCGGTCTGCATGTCCAGCCGCTTGTGCCGGTTGAGACCCCCGAGGTGGAAACGTCTGCAGATGCGGCAGCGGTAGATCACGACGACGACGTTACGGTCCCACAGGCGCAGGTTGGTCTTCCGGGCACTCTCCCGGTCCTCGTAACGCGCTTTTCCGAGGCAGGATGCCTGGAAATCCTCGCGTGTCGGGGGGCGCTTTGCCATCGGCCCGGACGGCGATCTCCACCGCCTGTGCGGTTTTCAGATTGGCGGGATCGTCACCGTCGGCAGCCCGTATTCGCTGGCGTCCGTGTTGTAGATGGCGAGCAGGGTGACCAGCACCTTGTCGTAGGCCTTGATCTTGGCCGCCACCGAAGCGACCGTCGCACCGGCCTGGGCGCTGGTGCTGCCATAGCCGGCGAGCAGCGACTGCACCGCCGCGGTGCCGAGCTGGACGTTGGCCGACAGGTCACCCGACACCGCGGGGCTGCTGGCGATCGACTGGCCGGCGGCGATCAGCGCCGTGGCGGCGGTGGTGATCACGGCATCGGCGCTGGTGCTGGGCGTGGTCAGGGTCATGTCGACGGCAACCACCAGATTGAGGGTGTTGCCGAGCTGGATCGCATCGGCGCCGAGCTTGGCGGCGGACACGACGGTCTTGCCGCTGGTGGTGACCACCGTGGGCGCGAGGGAGGTCGCGCAGGCGCCAACGGCCAGTGCGGCCGCGAGGGCCAAGGCTGCGGGATACTTGATCATGGGGTTTACCTTTGAGGAGGACGTCCTCCCATAACACAGGTCTCTGTGTTCAACCTACGGTTCTCGGCCCATAGCTTTCAGGCCCATAGCTGTCAGGCATGGACCCGGACGGTGCTGCGGAAGCGGCGGACCATTTCGCGATCCGGGTGGGACGCGAGCAGGTCCTTGAGGATCGGCACGCTCTCCGCGGTCATCAGCTCGCCGTCACAATCGAGGATATACCCGGTCGACCACCGGTTCCGGATCACCTTGGGGGGCAGCCCAACTTCCGCACAGAGCTTGCGCAGATGATGGACCCCCAGCCTGACAATGCGGTCCGGGTTTTCCGGTTCATCGTCCGGGTTCGGATAGAGGGCGCCGATCAGCTGGTTGTTGCTCACCACGGCGCGATTGGCGAGCAGCAACTGCGCCAGGATGGTGGCCCGCTGTGGGCTGAGAATCCGCTCCCCGAGCGGGCCGGTGAGCGTCCTCGCTTCCGGATCGAAGACCAGAGATGCTGTCATGTCACGCGCGCCGTGGCGCGGAAGCGGCGGACGATGTCGCGGTCCGGGTGGGACGCCAGCAGCTCCTGCAGGATGGGCGCGCTCTCTGCGGTCATCAGCTCAGCCGTGCAGGCCACCAGCCAGCCGGTCTTGTAGACGGTGCCGATCACCCCGTCCGCTCCGACCGACGCGAGGTCCTTGCGCAGGTTGGTCAGCAGGACATTGACCAGGGTGTACGAATGCTCGCTCTCACGGTCGGGGTTCGGATACAGCAGGCCGACGATCTGGTCGCGGCTGACCACCCCACCTTTCGCGCGTATCAGGCGCTCCAGGATCCGGCTTTTCTGGTTGCTGAGATGTGCCTCGCCGGTCGGCCCGGTCAACGTTCGCGTGCTCGGGTCGAGGATGATGGCCTTGATCATGTCAGACCCGGTCGGGACGGGGAGCCTGCTTCGGATTGCCGCACGCGTAGCAGGTCACATAGGTCGACAGAGACAGGGAGGCGGCGTGATAGGTCAGCCAGCCGTGGTCCGTGCAGAGCCGGCAGCGAGGTGCCCGCACAGGGTCGCGCTGGACGAAATCGGGGCGGCGATCGCCGTGCTGACGGGAAACATGGTCGAACCCCATAAATTAACCTCCGCTAAGAGGTTATCAACTCCAGGTTCCGATTCGCTGTCTCTACACGTTTCGTGGCATCGCGCTCGAAATCGAATAATTTCATTGCCCGGAACACCTCGGCGGCCTTCCGGCAGGTGCGGATCGTCGCCCGCAGCGCCTCGGCCTCGCGCTCGGCGCGCGTGATCTCCCTCGGCGCCGGGGTGAAGAGATCGCTCAACCCGGATCGGGCCGCTCAACAACCAGCCAGACCGCATGGCCACCGGTGGGCTCGATGTCCTCGTAGTTCACCCGGATGAATGCCAACCCGGCCGATCCGGCGGACTTCACGTAGCCCTGCGCGCCGAACGGTTTCGGTTCGGTCACCACCAACAGGCAGCCACCGAACCACTCCGTGCCCCGGCAGGCGTCGGGATTGATCTGGACGATCTCGCCGATCTGGAGCGGACGGGGTTCCATGTCACACCTTTCCTTGTTGTCCGAAGGTCATCGACGCCTGGATGATGAGGGCCTTGGTCTCGACGGTGGCGTCCGGGGGAAACGCGATCGGGGTGCCGAGTTGGGCAAAATGCAGCTCGATGAACGCGACCACCGCCTTCAGCATCTGGCGGAGCGATTCCTCATCGGCCATGATCTCATTCGTCCTGTTCCCCGTGTTCGGTGTCTTCGCACGGCGTCCGTGGCGGATGGTAGGACCCGCCCATCCGCTTCAGCATGGTCCCGACGACGATCGCCAGCACGAGGATCGCCAGCGGCAGCACGCCAAGAACCAGGAACCAGCCGAGCAGAACCCACACGATTGTCACGCCGGCGTTATCCGCTCTCGTACAGAGCGGCAATCGCCTTTTCTATCGCGGCGTCCGCCTGGCTGACCTCGTAATCCTGCAATCGCCCGTAGCGGTCGAAGACGCCCTCGATGGCTCTTCCAGACACCAGGGCCGACACGATTTCGGCCGACCAGTCGCTGTTGCCGAATGGGCGCTTGGCGCTGAAGGATTCCTGCTCGGTCCAGAGCCGGTGCAGCAGTGCCAGCAGGTAGTGGCGTATCGTCGTCGCGTAGGCGTCGTTTTTGCCCATGGACAGTGCCAGGATCTGCTGGCCGGTCAGCGCGTCAGGCATCGTGCTTGTGCTCCTTGTTGCTGTGCCACAAGGCGCGGTCGTTCCAGCCAAGGCGCCAGCACAGCGACCGGACGCTGCCAACCGGCTCCGGTGCCTGGTCGAAATGGACCCCAGCTGCGTGGGCCTGCCAGCCGGCGAAATGAAAGTCCGCGTCGGGCCGTTCCAGGCCGTTCAGGATGGCGATGTAGCGCACCCCCTCGTCGAGGCTCACGCGCCGTCAGCCGCGGCATGACAGCCCACGATCTCGGTAATTTCGGCGATGCAATCAGCGCAGATACGCCGGTAGCCGGTCTCCGGCGACGATTTCAGGACCGCCCCGGGATCACCGAGAGCCGCCACGCCGCACCACACGCAGGCCAGCAGCGGCTGGGGTGCCGGCGTCTCGCAATGGTCCGGCACATCGATCCATTCGGGCTGGTAATAGGCGCGCGAAGCGTCATACCAGGTGCGCTGCAGCACCGTCTTTCCCGAGGTCTTGGTGCTCAGCTGGTAATTATCGGTCGGCGTCAGACCGCGGCTGGCCGAAGCATCATCAGGCGGCATCATCACCTCCCTCGGTTGCCATCAATGCCGCGTCACCGATATCTCGCCGGCGGCCAACCCGGACGGCGAGGTGTCCCGACGCGGCGGATAGACGAGCACCCCCCTCAGCGCCGCAATGTGCAGCACCGACAGCAACGTGTACTTCGCGTCTTCCGACCAGGCATTGAACGTCTCGCCGTCGAAGCCGTCCGGAGCCAGTTCGGCCAACACCTGCCCGATGCGCTCGATCGCTTGCTCGGCCGAAGCGCATTGCTGGGCCCATTTGGGGAATTTCGCCAGGATCGCATCGTACAGTTTGGGGAACAGCTCGAAGCTCCAATCGTACAGCAGAAACGCCGGCGGCGGCTTTTCGGCCCAGGCGTGGTTCTTCGCGGCCACGAACAGCAGAGTGACCAGCAGCTGTTTCGCGTGCTCCTCGGCCTCGCTGCGTGTTCGAAGCGGCGCGTTGACGGGACTGCCCAAGATGTTGGCAACGCCAGGGGGCACCGTCTTCAACAGTATATCGGAGTGCCACCCGCCGAGCGGTGCGGGATAGATCAGCACTGCGTCGAGGTTGTCCTCAGTCACGTAGGCCAGCATTGCCATGCCGACTGGCGTTCGCGCTTCGAAGCCAACGTTTTCCTTGAGCGCCTCGGCGCGTGCCCATGGCAGCAACTTGCGCAAGCGCCGGCGGCCTTCCTTTATTATGTGGCGCTCGTCTTCAGGCGGCATCGTCGCCTCCGTCGGTGTTGGCTGCAATCGTGACCGAGGCGAATTGCGCGCGCTCGTGCTTCTCCAACGCGGCGGCGTAATCGCGCCCGACTGTTCCGGCACGCAGCAGCGCCTCCGGGGTCACACCTTTTCGGCAGTGCGGGCAGACCGGGATCATCTTGCCGCGCCAGATCGATTCCAGCTCGCGCACGGCACGCAGATGCGGCGCATAGTTCTCGAGATGGCTGTAGTCCCGACACATCCCGTCATAGGTCGACTGGAACAGCGAACCCGATACCGCCAGGGTATGGATGGTCTCGAAAGCCTCCACCTCGCGCTTGCAATCGTCGCAGGTGATGATGCGGTTCCTGACATCGACCACGAACCTGGTGTGGTGGCAGATCGTGGGCACCACGCGCGTCGCCAGGATGTCGGTGAGCCGGACCACGTTCGCGCCGTCGTCGCTCATTGGACGAAGGCCAGCATCCCGATCGCAAACATGATGACCCCCCATTGCAGCATCAGGGCGTAGCGCAGGATCCAGCGCTTCAGCGCCTCAGCGAGGCCCGTCGGGTGCAGCCGCTCACGGGAGACGAACTCGCGCGCGTCATGCCAGCCAAGCAGATAGTAGCGCGACGCGCCCGGCTCTTTTTTGCCGGTGATCCGGAAGCCTTCCCAGCCAGCCTCGTATTCCCAGCGCTCACACTCTTCCATGATGCCCTGCCACGTCGTTACGACAAGATTATCATACAACCATGTGACGTTCCAGCGTGTGACCACCAACGCTCTGCGATAGAGGGGCGCGTTCCGGGTGCCCGTCGGATCACCCCTCGGTAACTTTATTGCGTGTCTGGCGATTTCTCTCCGGGCTCGATGTCCATTTCCAACCCCGTATGTTTCGGATTGTTGCTCAGGCTGGCGAGCCGCGTCGCAACCTCGTCGATGACCTGCCCGATCTGTTCGTCGCCGGCGAACTCGTCCAGGAAGTCCCCTATCGCTCGCGCCGTCGCCAGCTCGATCGAGACCTTTGGATCGGCCATATGCTCGCGTATCGCGCGCGCAGCTGCTCGCAGGCCGCGGTCGGTATCGCCGTAGGTCGTCATGTCGTCGCCTCCTCTGTCACCTTGCCGTCGATCGTCGGCGCCCGCTTCGGTGCCGGTAGCCTCGAGATGCGCTCGGCGGCGTTGCGCAGCTGCATCAGCGCCTCCTCCGGCATCTCCCGCAGCACCGCCTCCATCGGCTGGGTGAGCACCGGCCCGCTCGCTGCCACCTGGCCGGGCCGCGACAGCACGTCCATCCCGAGCGAGCGCCGCTTCATCGCCACGCCAGACTCGATCAGCTTCGCCGCAGCCGCCACCAGGGTGCCCAGGCTGTCCTTGTCCGGGTTGAGCGACAGCAGCGCCCGCTGGGCATCCCGCCGCTCCTCCGGGTCCGAGGTCCCCAGCACCGCCTGGATGCGGCTCATGATCATCTGGCCGGTGACCCGCATCTCGTCGCCCAGCGCCGCCTGCTCGCGTATCGCGTCGGTGTGGATCGTGGCGAGACTCTTGGCCGTCTTCAGCGCCTCGGCTTCCTCGCGGTCGCGCTGCTGGGAGGCGATCTCGCGACGCTCGGCGATGCTGGGCGCCGGCTCGACCGGGGGTATCGGCGTCTGCGGACCTGGCCGGCGACGCGCAGGGGGGCGGGTATGGGCGTGGTCCGCGCCCCGATCCATGGGGATGGGCTTGGGGGGTGGGGGTGGCTCGCTGTGGTCCGCCCCGTGGTCCGCGTCGTGGTCCGCACCGTGGTCCGCACCGTGGTCCACCATGGCATTGGTGACGAGGGTTGCGGTGATGGCGGAGATTTTCCTGTTCCAGCCTTCCTTGTCGCGTCGCTTGCGTATGGCGCGCTCGGTGATGGAGCCCCAGCGTGTGGCGAGGAAGCGGATCGAGATGGGGGTGGTCTCGTATTCCTCGCGGATTTCGGCCCAGGGGGTATTGCGTTTGGGCTGGAAGCTCATGGGGGGGTCATGTTGACGATGTCCTTGCGGGACATCATGCCGCCGCGCATCGCCGTGTCAGGGAACCCGGCTTTGCCTTTTGGGGGTTCCGGGGGCGGGGGCGGCGCTGCGGGCGCTTTGAATCCGGCCCGGATCATCTTGTCGGCGACCCGTTTGGACCAGTCTTTCATCGCCTCTTCGGTGGTCTTCGGCATGGGGCATCTCCTGGGCGGGGGTTTTATGACGGGGGCGCATCGCCAGCACCTCGTCATGGACCGGGTGCATGACGTCGTCGCGGGCCCCGTTGCAGGCCTGGCAGCAGATGACGAGGTTGCTGAGGGTGTCGCGCCCACCGCGGCTCCGCGGGATGACATGCTCGAACGTGGCGGTGTTGGGCGGCACGCGGTTCCCGATGCGCGGGGTTGGCTGCGGGTCCATGCGGCAGCCGCAATAGCAGCAGCGCCAGTTCTGCTCGCCGGCGAGGTGGTCGCGCAGGTCATTGCTGAGGAACAGGTTCCGCTCACCGCCGCGGGGGGACTTCGCCCGGGCGCTCAGGGACGGGTGCGCGAGGCGCTGGGCGTGGATGGCCCAGGCGCGCTCGATGTCGCGCTGCGTGGCGGGATCACTATTTGCCATGGGCGTCGATCAGCAGGATGGCGCCGGTGGCGACGAGGTCGATGACGCACAGCACCAGGGCCACGAGGGCGATCGCATAGGCGCGGTGACGCGCTCTGGTTGCGGCCTGCAGCGCGTTGGACAGACGCGCGCGCTCCCGGTCGGAGGCGCGGAGCCGATCGGCCAGAACCACTTGCTGGCCGAGCAGACGCCGGCTCAGGGTGTCGAGATCGGCCCGCAGGACCTCTTCCTCGGAGGCGTCCTGCGTTACATCGCCCGCTGGCTCAGTTGACACGGTTCACCATTGCGCTGTGGGCGACCGCTTCCTCGAGCGCCTGGGCAAAGTCGCCAACATAGCTTGGTGCCCCCCTTGCCGAGTACGACTTCAGCCGCTGGGCCAGGTCGCGCGCATCGGCCAGGTTCATTCCGGCGGCCAGATCGTCGACCTGGAGGCAGATGCCCGGCATCGCTTCCGTCGCGCCATCGGGCTGGAACATGACCGCCCGGATGAGGATGTCGGTCTTCCCGTGAGGCATCGCGGTCATCAGCAGGGGCCATACTTCCGCGCCAAACATCTCGACCCTCCCAAAGAAATTATCGGAGCGTCTATCCCGCAGTTCCTGGAAGAGGGAGAACTGTTCCCGCAGAGCGACGGCAAAGCCCTCCAGGAATTCCTTGTTGCGTTTGTTGCCGGCGATGCCGGCCTTCTGCGCCGCGGCCTGGAGCTGCTCGTTGAACGCAGCCATCTCGGATTCCGGCAGCACCAGGGTGCCGGCTGCGATTTCGAACCCGATACCCTCGGCGTAGGCGCCCGCAACCGCCGCCATCGACAAGAAACGACCGACAGCTCCATAGGGTTCGGCGAGCAGCAGTTCGATGAATTCCTGCCGTTCCGCCTTGTGGAAAAACACCCGGCTGGTCTTTTTCGGGCCCTTGCGCCGCGCGGCTCGCCTGGCACCCATCACGCGACCTTGTCGATGCGCGCATCGAGCCGGGCGGCGATGTTGGCGAGCCGCACCTCCAGCTGGGCGATTTCCTCCCGGCGGGGCGCCAGCCGTTCGTCGAGCTCCTTCTTCAGGAGATCGAGATCCTGTCTGAGTTGGGTGATCTCTGCCTGCATCGCCACGTCCTCCGGATTGACGCGCAGCGGCCCGTAGCTGACCTCGCGCATCTGCTCGACCACGAGGCGCGGGACGCCGACCTCCTCGGCCAGGGTCTGGTCGTTCTTGCCTTCGAGATACATGCCACGGGCGTCGTCGAAATGCAGATCCAGCAGCGCGCGGATTTTCATCCGTTCGGCCTGCGTCGGCTTGCGGACATCGACCAGCTTCGGCGGGGCCATCGGGACAACTT